ACTATGATATTGTGTTCAAGTATTCATGGGGGTTGCTTAGATCCTTTTCCATTTTCAAAACACGATAGTTATTACGATTGTTTAATATCGGGTTATGAAGAAGCAATAAATAAAACAAAAGAATTAGGCAGATCTGAAATTAACAAAAACGAAATTGTTGTTAAGTTTAACTGTACTTACGTGAAAGGTACCAATGCCTAGAAAAAGAAAATCAACAACGTCAAACGAAAACGCTATTAGAATATCTTATCACGAAAAAGTCTGTGCTGAGCGAATGAAAACTTTATTTAAAAGTATAGATGAAATGCGAAAAGATATTCGATCTCTTAAAGAAGATATGGCGAGAGGTAAGGGAGCCGCAGCTATAATAATATTAGTTGGAGGCTTACTTGGCTCAATCGTCTACTACTTTACGAAATAGAAATACAGCTGCTAAAGGTTTAGAAACTGAATTGTTAGCAGCAGCTCACTTCGTTAAAGATCCAAACAAAATAGTATTCACACCTATTGGTGGTAGGGGACCCATAGATCTATTGGTTTTAGATTTAGTTACAGGGGAGTATCAAGCTTATGATGTTAAGACAAGAAACTTCAGATCCAACGGATCAAAGATTAACAGAAGTCGAACAGCTGAGCAAAGAAAACTCGGTGTTAAAATTTTTAATTTTGACCCACAACAAACTAGAGGAACTATGGCAGACTACACAGAACTTAAAAATAAAATTAAAAAACACGAAGGTTACCGAGACCATATTTATCTTGATAGCTTATCCATTCCAACTTTCGGCTATGGTCATATGGTTTTACCTACCGATGATCTTGTTGAAGGTGAGCATTATCCTATTGAAGTTGCTGAGGAATACTTTGACAAAGATTTTAATATTGCTGTCAAAGGCGCTGAAGAACTTATCGGAGAAATATCTTTAAACTTTATACAAAAGTGCTGCATCATTCAGATGGTGTATCAACTTGGTAAACCTAGAACTTCTAAATTTAAAAAGATGTGGCAAGCTTTAAAAGATGGAGACATCCAGGAAGCTTCAGCTCAGATCTTAGATAGTTTATGGAACAAGCAAACACCTGGTCGATGCGCTGAGGTAGCATCAGAAATGGCGAGTAGTAATTTATGATTTGGGGATTATTAGGTAAGACAGTTGTTAGTCATACAACAAAAGCTTTATCAGCTCATTTACAAAAAAGAGAAAACAGACAGGTAGCTGAGATTGAAGAAAGTAAAGTTGTAAGAAAAGCACAGATCCAGCATTCGGGATATAAAGATGATTTAATTTTAATTTACTTCCTGGCTATCTTTGCTTTACCTTTATTTGGTGAGACAGAAAGATTTTTAAACTGGGCTAAAGTATTAGCAGCTCTCCCGTCTGAAATATTTTATATATTTGGAGCAATCGTTGCAGCTAGCTTTGGAATAAAAATTTCTAATATCTTTAAGAAGTAATGGCACGTGTAAAGTTTGATGTTAATAAACTTCCGCATGAACGGATCCCAAAAAGAACTAGCATAACAACGCGAAAGAAACCTAAGTTTTCTAGTATGAATAAACATAAGAAAAGAACTTGGAAGAAAAAAAATAGAGGTGGTAGATGAAGTCACTTAAACTCTCGGAGAATACAGGGATCCAGCTCCCTGCCAAGAACCTTTTAATGATTGTCGCTGGCGCAGTAATTGCAACAGTTTCTTTTTTTCAATTAGAAACACGTATTGGATCTTTAGAAACTTCAAGAGAATTATTCAATGCAGATCTCTTAAAAAAAAGCCAGCAGTTACCAACTGACCAGGAACAATTTTTGATCCTGGAACATCTTGCGGAGCAGGTTGAGAATATACAAAAAGAAATGGAGACGATGAGAAACAATAACGTCAACATTAAATACGCTATGAAAGATATAGAAAAAATTAAAAATACTTTAGAAGATATTAAAGACAAAGTAAGAGCCAACGGGGGATATTAATGGTTGAGAGTGTGGTCGCATTATTATTAATGGTTAATACAGAAATAAAAGAAGCACGTATACAAAAGTCAATTAGCGAATGCTTAGCTAGGAAGCGCGTAGCTATGAGACAAGCAACTAACAACGTAAGCTATCAATGTATTACTTCGATGGCTGAGTTGGAGAAAAACGTAGATGGATCGATTTCAATTAAAAAATTAATTGTAGATTAGTGAAGAAAAAGCTTTGGAAGAAACCTAAACAGATTGTTATGGATATTGGCAAGTGTATGTATTGCCAGGAAAATATGATTAATACTGAGAGCTTTGTGGTCTTTGCTACAAAAGAAAAAGCACACTATCAATGCATGAAAAAGCACGATGAGCTGGTGACAAAATGAATGTTTCAAATAAGAAACATCGCATAAAATAAGGCTTAATTAGTATGCATATTTGTTTATTATTTTTTTTCTATTTAGGTTAGAAGTGTTATATATCAATAGTTATTAGTCGTTTGGTTTACAGGTTCAAATCCTGCCGCCCCGACCAATTATCGTTGATAACAAATAATTTTTTTTACTTGGTGATTTTTTTGGTGATTATTTGCGGGGCATGTAGCCCCGCTTTTTTTTTGTCTATACTACAGATCTAGCACCAGCTTGATACATTTCTTCAGCTTCAGCCATTGCCTTTTTATCTTGAGGAGTTAGAAAAGCTTTTTGATAATTCATTTCTAGCTCTAGTACAGGCAAGATCTTTTGATACTTAGCTGCCATAGATCTATGCCTTTGCATAACAAGATCTATAGAATTAAACTTATGCAGCACCTTTGCTTTAACTTTAGGAGAATGTATTTTATTGATCTCCTCATATGGGTTGCCATTAGTTATAACATCGAAGTCATAACCAAAAGCTCTACAAATCATTAGTAGTTTTTCAGCTGGTATACCATTTAACCCGCTTTCATTTTTTTGTATCTGTTGGAAAGAAACAGAAATTACATTGCCAACTCTAGTCTGAGTTTCCTCTATTTGCATTCTCTGTATTAGCAACATCTTTGCTAATCTTCCTCTCTCATCAAATATATCTACTGTGATTTTTTGTTGTGGTAGCGCCATAAATTACTCCGTAAGGTTTAAGTTATTTAATAGCTTTTGATTTTCTTTTTGATTATCCAGGTTACCTTCATAGTGTTTGTTAAATGTATTCAAATTACCCCAACCAAACCTAGTTGTGAAACCTTTGTCTGAATACATTTTACTATTTCTTATGAGTGTACTACTGAATTTTCTAAATGGTTTTAATCCGCCAACCCAGTTAACGCCAGCTCTCTTAGCTGCATCCTGGACTATTCTCTTGGATACCTTTAATGAATAATTAAAAACTCTCCCACCTTTTTTGTAGATGAATGCTGTATCAAGCAGCGCAAGTAATTTATCTGAACAATCTATAACTCTCCTGCTGCCGCTATTTTTTAAGAAGTCTTTTCTCAATCTATTTTTATAATCAATACTATCTTTAATAAATATTTTTTTATTTTTGAAATCTATGTTTTCCCATGTCAAACCTAAGATCTCATTGGGTCTAGCTCCTGTTTCAGCTGCTGTATATAACAAAGCTTTATAAGGTAGGTTATGTGTAAGCTTAATCATTGCTGATACCTGGTCTTTAAATGGAACGAACTGATCCCCGGGGAACCTTTGCAAAGCATTTCTAGAAAATTTAAAAGTTAAGATCCTTAGATCACAGTTAATATTTTTTTCATCACAATATCTAACAAACCTTTTAAACAATCCAACAATCTCAATAACAGATTTTTTAGATAACAAATCACCTTTGCAATTTTTTGCTTTAGTAATCATGGGTATAAATGTTTCTTTAAATGTGCCTAAGCTAAGATCTGAAATCTTTTCTATACCTTGGTTAACGAAGTAGGGTTCAATAAAATTATCTATAAAACCTAAATAATTTTTATTAGTTTTTTTAATATTAAGTCTGTCGTTTTGTATGTAATTTTTAAACTGTTGCAGCTCTACCATAACTTTAGTCTCATCAGCATTGAGTAAAGCTTGTTTAACTTCGGGTGTATCAGCTGTAGCTGTAAGTATAAATCTATTTGCTTTTCTTTTTTCGTTTAGCTCGTAAGTCTTAACTTGTTTTTTCTTACCATTAACTATTGTGTAAATACTAATCTTATTATTTTTTTCTGTTTTATACAGTTGCATATTTAACTTCTTTGATTGTGTCAAAATCTACAACAATATCTGATTTGTCTGTACATCCTCCAAACTTACAGCCTGGAATTGGAACTGTTCCATAATACTTGTCTAATAATTTTGCTATTGCTTGATGTAATGAATTGCTTTTTATTGTTTCTTTTTTCCAAGTATCTGATTGGAAAGCTGTTTTATGTTTCCATTCATATTGAAAAACTTTGCTCATAACAAATCAATATTAAATCTATGCGTGTTTGTCAACCCGTCATTGACAGATATACAAATTATAATAGAGCGTAAAAGGGAGCGTCTACAGTTAAGTAGTTTAGAAGTGTTCTAATGTAGCCTAGCTTATACTGATAGTTGGCTAAGCTTATCTTGTAATCCTATCTCCTCAATCAGCCTATCGTGAGCAGACTTACTTAGAGCTGCTGTAGCTGGGGGATAGAAACCACCATTTTTAGTTTTAAGTCGAGTTATCTTTTGCAGGATGTATTTTCTTCTTTTCTGTACTTCCAACATCTTTGCTTTCGTTTTCTCGTACTCGGTCTCTGACGTTATTTGTATCGACATTTGTCTTTACCTCCTTCACACGTTTAAATTCGAAGCCAATGCTTTTAGGATCAACTTCATAAGTAGCGGTAGCACCTGGGAGACCAGCTTTAGCTGCCGCATTTAGATCAGTAAAAGTTTCTTTAGCTGTAAAGCTACAGTTACCGCTCCAAAATTTTTCAAACTTCGTCATAATCTCTTTCCAATATCATTTCTAAATATTGTATAGCTTTCTTAACGGATTGTTTTCCTTTAAGTTTAGCTGCGTTTAATTGTTTAAATGAAAGTTTTGTGTGTTTCCAATAATCGTGTCTAGAAGTATATTTTATAACATTTCCTTCGGGAAATAAAAGACAATTTTCAATGCTGTACTCAGCTGGTTGGATCTTTAATCTAGAGTAATGGGACCCGCCAACCTGGTATTTTAAGCTGTTAAACATATCTTTATCTGTCGCCATTAATACTTAAACTCCTGTTCTTACCTTTTAATCTAATGATATAACCTCTTTCAATTAACTGATTGACTAGGTTATATATGCTGTTCTTTGATGCTAAACCTACCGCCTTCCTAATTTCATCATAAGAAGGCGATAGTTTATTTTTTTTGAGATAAGACTTTATAAAGCTAAAACACTTTAATTGTTTTTTAGTTAAGCCGTATCTCGTAGTCATTATATGTTAGCTCCAAATCCAAAAGCTGTAGCATCTGCTGGTTCAGCTTTCTTTTTGCTTACTGACTTTTTAATGGTAATTTTCACAGATCCGTCTTTTTGTACGTATCCGCTTGGTTCCATCCATACACCATTAATCGCAAAGTTTTTACGATATGGCTTACCGCTTTTCTCGTTGATCTTTTCACTATCAACTGAAACAAAGTCGGGTATCTTTTCCTTACCAGTTATTACATTTCCGTTAGCATCAAACTTATCTTTGTTTCTTGTAACAGAAAAAGTCGCAACCCAGTTTGGATCTTTATTTTGAGACATTGTTTGCTCCTCCGTTAAATTGAGACATTTTACTTGATATGATGCTGTTAAGTTTATCAAACTTAGCAACATCGCTATTTTGTAGATCTGTAAGATAATCTTTATGATCTGACAAAATTTCTCTTAGCTTACCTATATGCGTAGCTTTATTAATTTGTACTTCAATGACGCTTGCATGGTTAAGATCTATACCTTGCTGCTCATTGTTTTTATAATCTTCCTGGATCTCTGCTGTTGAATAGAATGTGCCATGTAAACCTAAAGCTTTTAAAACTGCTCGGTCTACAGCTCTCATTTCAGCTACGTTAACAGGATAAAAAAAATCGTTATTATCGGGAGATACTTCACCAAAGCTATAATATTTTTTACCTCTAAATGAAGCTCCAGCTTTAACTACTGCACATTTATTTTTTAAATCACAATGTACTAAAGCTATATCTGTTTCTATACCAAAGTCTTTTGCCAGGTTCTCTACTTCTTGATGAATAATTTTATACTTACCATCTTTCCAGGTAATAATTTTTCCGTTGTTTTTTAACTGTACTAATTTTTTTTCAAGCGCTGGAAATTGTAAGACGTTAGACATGCTTAACCTCCTGGGGTAAATGGGAAAAAGAAGATAAAGTTAGGTAGCTATTTTTAACACTAACTTTACCAAAACCATCTACCCCATGTATTACAGAGCCAACCTTTTGAGGGAGGTTTATTTTTGGTGCGTACTTATGTAAGCATAGTATCATTATGCATAGGGAAAAAATGACAAGTAGCTCAATAAGCTTGCCTTTTCTCTGTAATTTTTTTTGTGCAAATCTTTCTCTTAAAATAATTCTTTGCATATTAATTTCGTTTAACTTTTCAGCCATAGATCCTCCGCTATTTCTTTGTGGTTACCTTCTAAATAATTCCAAGCAAACATGTGATTAAACTGAGGTTCAACATCCATAAAAAATGTTTTCTTACCTCCATGCCTAGCCATTAGCCTCTCTCTCCTTCTTGCTATTACTGTCATTTGCTTAAGAATTTTCTCTCTTACATTTGATGATAAAGCAGGGTGGGTGTCGTCAAATATTTTATAACTATCTTCATTGACTACACATAAAATAGGTTTCTTACCTGTAGCCATTGCATAAAATTGAGTTTGTAAAACATGAGCTGCATCGGGTTGGTCTTTTAATTTTACATAGTTAAAAGCAGGAGATCCATCAGCTCTAACTGTTCTGCCTTTTCTTCTCCATTTGGTTTTAAGCTCGATGAAGTGGGTTTTATTTTCGAAGTCGGGTCTCCCAATGCAAGGTAAAATACATCCTGGTAAATTTATAAAAACATTTCTTTCACTTTCAACTTCACCTTTTAAATTTATTTCAGCAAAAGCTTTTACTGCTGTATGAAAAACACCTGGCAATCTTTCCAGGTTATCTTTGAATTGATATTTTTCTGTATCGTGGTTAGTGAATTTTTTATTATAATAATCTAAGGTAACATCAAAAGCTCTATTCGGTGCTTGCTTACCTTCTATTTTTTTTACTTTAACTTTATTAAAATTTTCTGCTGCATCTTTTTTCCAAATATAATCTGAGTAAATAACTTGTAAACCTTCTGCGATGGCTGTACCAGCATCAGCTCTAGATCCAAAATAAATTTTTCTTCTTTGCTTTTGAGATAAGAATAAATATTCATAACACCATTTGCCGTCTATATTGTTCAGCTGAGACGGGGAGTGGTGATTTAACTCGTAGATTTTTACCCATTCGGGTAGCTTCGGTACTTCCGATAAAATTTTAGATAGTTCGTTTTGTTCTTTTGTTTGCATAAAACAAATCAGTTGAACAATATTTAAACTAAATATGGAAAAATGGCAACCTTACTATGTATAAAGGCTTATTTTATGAGTTTATTTGTTAATATGTGTGATTTTAAGGTAGGGTTGAATTTTGAAATTTGAGGTGATGCAATAGAAAGATCATCTGCGGTAAAATTTAAGCAATCTTTTGACAATGGTTCTTTTGTGTGTGGGCTTACAGCTTTAAAAGTTCCATCATTGTTTGTTTGCAGCACGGCTGCTATAGGTTTTACATGTGGTTTTCTTGCAAGTAATTTTTTTGAAGGCTCTAAATAACACATTCTATTTATAGCATTTCTTGAGAATTTTTTACCTATTTTCATTTCTTCAAATATTCCAATGTCTCCATCTAAATGAGATCCTGGAATATCAAACAACATTAAAAATACAGAAGCATTAGTATATTCATAAGGAATATTGTATTTTATTTGGTCGTTTTTACTAAACTGTTTAACATTCCAGCTTCCATCTGTATAAAATTTACAAACTCTTTTTTCAGTAGGCTGGTATATTTCAACTGGATGGCAATGTAAAACTTCAGCTATTTTTAATGCATTATCCCATGCAACTTCTCTACTATCTTTACACCATCTATTTACTGTAGTTTTATCTCTCTTAAGTTGTTTAGCAAGATCCGCTTGGGTCATGCTTTTTTCTTTTAAAAGTTTGGTTAATAAAGCCATAGTTTCGTTTTTGTTGTTTATTAATGTAGCGTCTTTTATTGCTCCACCACCGAATGTTACTATGTTATCTTTTGTTGACATTATGTCAATTCCTATCATTGTTTAATGTGAATAGTCAACCTTTAAAGGATAAATGTTTATGGTGTATGCTTATCCACATAATACATATACAACCAACTCTCATTAATTACTTAATCTGTTTGACAAATCAGCAAATATGCATATTTCTCGGATATGGCAAAATCAATCAAATTAGAACAATACAGAATATCAAAGAAACTTACACATAAAAAACTCGGAGATCTATTAGGTACAGATCAATCAACTGCTTACAGGTGGTGCAATGGTGAACGAATACCAAAGCCAAAGCATATGAAAATAATCTCTGAAAAAACTGAAGGCAAAGTTAACGCTCTTAGTTTTTATGAGTAAAAGAAAATTAAAAGGGACAATAGATGATTACCCGTTGGTGCAGCTTACTATTTTTGATTGGGTTAGTAACTCTGAGTGGATGTCATTTACCAAAGCCAAAAAACTCGAACCTTCTCAATGTTTTGCAGTGGGTCGGATCTTCAATAAAAAAAAAACCAAAATCCAACTATTCAGCTCCTGGAGCTACGATGAAGATGGAGTTATTGAAATTGGAACAATAGAAACTGTGCCGCGTAGTTGGGTGCAAGAAATAAAAGAGCTTAAATTAAAATGAAAACAAAAATATTTATAATCATTTTTACAATAGCATTCTGGTCGATCGCTCCCCAATATGCAAAATCAAGAGTAAATCCCGAATGGAAAGAATTTTGCGAGGAATATATGAAATGGGTTAAAACTTACCCGCATTTATATTCTGCTGGTTATTGCGATCCCGAACACAACTCAAATAAAATATTAGTGGAGGCAGTTGGTGGCTTATAATTCTGAAGTTGAGGATCTAAAACAAATCATCAACAACAAAGATGAAGAAATTGACAATCTAAAAACTATTATCAAAACCGAACAGGAACAAAATAAAAAGCTTAAAGAACATGCAGCTCAGTATGTGAACAGCTGCAGGAAGCTTGGTATTTTTTAATGGCGCGTAGAAATTATTATAACAAAGGTGATTTTTATAGTGAATGGTCCCGCGATCAAAATAAAAAAATTACCTGGGTTGACATCGATAGCTGCGGGATCTGTCATAGATGCTGGGAGCCGTTATACCTGGCGGAGACTTGTTACGATAAGGGACAAGAGTATAAAACTACTCATACTACAGAACGCCTGGCTACACTTGCTGGTCTACCTTCATTCTTGGTTTTTTATAAAGTTGAGAAAAATGCTGTCTCAAGATTTAGAGTTAAACAGCTCACACCAGTTAAGTCTGAAGAATTTAATTATTTATATCCTAGCGGATGGGTTGCTATTTTAGAGCTGCTGCAGGAACAACACGACAAAGTTTGTAAGAAAAAGGATCTATGAGTTTATTTAGTATTTGTGATAACAACGCGCTGATTGATAAAGACTTAACCTCTACTGAATTTAGGGTCTATATGTGCCTGGTACGCTATATGAATAGGGAAACAGGGATTTGCTACCCAAGGTACCGCACAATTCAAAAAGACTTAGGATTGAGCCGCTCTGTCGTTTATAGAGCTATATGTAATTTGTCTAAGCTTGGTTATGTATTTAAAAAACGTAGATCTAGTACAAACGAATATTTACTTTCAAAACAGAAAAAATTACAGGAAAAGAGACTTAAAACTATACGTGTCAATTATGACACCTCTAATGTATCGAAAATGACATCTATTAATAAAACCAATAATATTAACCAGTATAGTTCTAGGTATCATAATAGACACATTACTCGTACCCCCCAGCTTGGTAATCCTATCAATAGAATATATTTTGAAGGTGAGTATTATAAGGAATGTGGTAGAGAAGGTAATTACATAGATTATAGTAACGATAAAGGTAAGAGGATTAGAAAACATACTTTCAAAAAAGAACCTATTTTAAAATTATAAAGCTATTAGAATTGGATTTTAAATGACGCGAGCTAGCCTGGCGGTTGAGCTTAAGATAATACAGATCTTAGAGCAGGCGGGTCATACTGAAAGACTTATACCTGGATTAAAAAAACCTCATGCATCTAGAATGTTTGATGCTTTAGAAGTTACTTATGACAAGAAGGATATAGGTTATTACGATAAAAAACCTTTAAAACTGTACCCAAATGCAAAGCAGCTGGCTTGTTGGGATCTTACTATTGATATGCTTTTACTCCTGGCATTAGATCAAAGGCGTTTGGTGTGGGCTAGATCCTGTCGTTTTAGCTGGGTTAAACTTGGCAAGCGTTTTGGTATGCATAGAACAACTGTTAAAAAACGCTATCTTGAATGTATCTTTTTAATCCGCAGGCTTGCTAGTAAATCTTTAATAGACAAGATAACCAAAATTTAGTAGTTAGATGAATAGCTTAGGTTTTTTGCGTAAAAATTAAATGCCTGGCAAAAAATTCTATAAGATTTACTGTCAATCATTCACTAGAGCTTCAAAGTTTACAAAGCAATGCAGAGCCAAAGGCATTCTAAAAAAAAATGGTAAGTATCGTTGTAGGTTCCATGGTGGTCACAACACAGGAGCCAAGACGCTGGCTGGTAAGGTAAAGAGTTTAAGTAAATTAAAACAGTTTAAAAATTATACAGAACAAGAATTAAAAGAATGGATTTTGAAAAAATCATCACAGAGCTAGAGCTTGGAAAACCTCTCTCAAAGATCGCAAAGGAATTAAAAATAAGTTTAACAGAGATCTACAAAAAATTAAGAGAGGATGAGGATTTACAAAAGAAGGTAAGAGCTGCCAGGGAGACGGGTTGCTTTACTATTATAGATCAAATTAATGAAATGCTCGAGACACCACAAGACAATCAACATATGATGTGGGTTAGAGAAAAAATTCAACAGTCGCGCTGGCTTGCTAGTAAACTAGCTGCTGGTGTTTTCGGTGATAAACAAAAACATGAAGTAAAACAAGACACAACACTTACTGTGTCATGGGGGAGACCAACTGATGAAAAACTTATTAAAAAAATTGAAAAGCCTGCTATTGAAGTTAAAAGTAC